CATCCGACCATTCGCTGCAAGTCCACAGTCAAGTACATGGTGGTGACAGACTGCCCGACATGGCAGGAGGAGGCAAAAGATCAACTGCTGGTTGGCGACGCTGCTGATTTTATCAAAGTCGCAATCAAAGACGCGGGTTTGAGCGTAGGGGAGGGCTATTTCACGACGCTGGTCAAGGCCAAAAAGTCTGACAAGTTCTTGAGCAATGGGCAGCTTAACTCATGCGCGAGATTTTTCGACAGAGAGGTAGAGCTTATTAAGCCTGCGGTAATAGTTGCTCTTGGTTCTGCTGCCATTAAGCGCCTTTTGCCTGGAATTAAGGGTTCTACGGCAGAACTTGCTGGAAAGGTTGTGTATGACCCGAAATTGGACTGTTCGATTGTCTGTGGCATAAACGCTCAACAGGTAAACTTTGATCCGTCGAAGGCGGATATTTTGAGCGCTGTTTTTGAAAAGGTTGCCGACATTCTTGCGTGATTGACGGATAAGTCATTAGTGACGAGAGACGGTCAAATTTGGAAGCACTTGGCGGTCTGTCAGGATAAGTCAGAGCTGACTATACTTTCCTGACAGGTCTTTATACAATTTCAATCGTAGTGAAGTACATAAGGAGAACGCAATGAGCAAGGATATCAATATCAATGACGAGGAGCTTGAGGCTCTGATGGCAGAGCTTGAAGCGCAGAACGAGGAGATTCTAGCGGCGAAGACGCCCGAACCGACTGTTGAAACGTGCGTTCCCGATGACCAGGAGACAGTTGAGCCGGAAGTCGCTGTTGCGGAAGTCGCTGTTGCGGAAGCTGATGAATCGGATGAACAACCGCCGGCTTGCGATTCGGACTATGACGAAGAAGGCGGTCAAACGGGCTGGTCTGGCGAAAAGAATGGCGATTACGTCGTGCCGTTGGGCGATTACATCGCGCCGTTTGTGCCCAACGAACTATGTGCCGCAACAAGGGACGAGCCTAAGCGCCCGACCGAAGCGTCCGGTCACGCTGGTCTGAATTACTACGTCGACGTAGATCAGTTTCGCACCGATACGCGCGTCACTGAAGCCTCACTGGATCAGTGCATGATCGAGCAGAATGGTCTGCGTGCCTATTACGGCGCACAGGCTGCCCGAGCCGAAGCGCAAGCTGCTCGTATCAAGGCTAAATTTGAGGTCGTTGAAGCCACGCTCTACGATGAGCAGCGTAAGATTCTTGCCGCATCTGGCGAGAAGACGACGGAGAAGATGGTCGAGAATGCCGTCAAGATGGATCGTCGCTGGATCAAAGCGAAGAGCATGGTAATTGAGGCAGAAACCATCGCGGCGATCAACAAGGGCCTGGTGCAGTCGCTCGCTGACAGAAGAGATATGATTATTCAACTAGGCGCAGATCGTCGTGATGAATACAAAGGGGCAGCTCGTATCCTGGCGGAAAAACAGGACAGGGATGATCTGCGCGAACGTGCCTTGCGGCTCAAGCAGGGTGGCGCAGTGTAAGCAGGAAATAGTTTGCTATGACTTGTGATATAAGTCAGCGGTGACTATAATTAAAGGGCTGAAACGAGGTAAGCAACGAAATGGTTGAGTTTTCTGACCGTCGTTGCCCGACTCTAAAAGGCACTAACTAAAACTCAACTTTGAAAAGGAACTAAAACATGGACGCTACAAAACTGATGCAATTGATGAAAGACAAGAAGCAGTCTCTCAAGCAGAAAGCCAAAACACTCAAGCCTAACCCCGGTGCAAACCGTTACGTTCTGTTGCCTGGCTGGCGCAAGGGCGAGGAGTATATCTGGTTTCACGACTTTGGTCAGCACTACATCAAGAACGCCGCTGGCGAAATTCAAGCTGTTTATCCCTGCCTCGACAAGACATTCGGAAAGCCTTGCCCAATCTGCGAAGGTTTGAGCAAGGCCGCGCGTATGACATCGGACGACGAAACCGTCAAGCTGCTGAAGGACGCCGCTTCTGGCCAGTCTTATCTGTTTAATGTTTTGGCCCTGGATGCTGATGACGACACGACTCCGCAAATTCTCGAAGTTCGTAAGTCGGTATTCGGCCAGATCGTTGACCTGATCGAAGAATGGGGTGTCGCCGTGTTTGATCCGGTTGCTCCGCAGATCATTACAGTCAACCGCGATGGCAAAGGTTTGAACACCAAATATACCGTTCAAATCTCTCCGAAGAAGCACACCCTTCCAAAGGGTGTACTTGGCAAGCTGAATGACTTGGACGAGTACGTGCGTCAGGAAAATGAAGAGCAACAGCGTCGCGCTCTGAACGCCATCAACAACGTCGCCGGTCTGCTGCCTGCCGTTCCTTCTGACGCCGACAAGCCGCGTACCAGCTTCAGCACTATCGACAATGACGATGCCGCGCTGCGTGATGTGGAGGCGCGTCACGTTGTCTCCGCAAGCAAGCCGTTTGCCACTGACATCGCGCTCGATGACGAGCTGGATGATCTTCTTGGTGAAATGACTGGCGCTGGCGCCGACGCGTAATGGCGTAAGTCATTAGTAATCTAACGAAAGCCCTCTTCGGAGGGCTTTTTAACCAGGGGGATCCATGAGCAAGACATTACTTGTCGATGCCAATAGTATTGGATATGCGGCCCATTACGCCACGAAATTGACCTCGGGTGGGATGGAAACACAAGCGGTCTTTGGCTTCATCAAAACCATGCGCGAACTACGTGTGACTTATCCTGAACACAAGCTGATGTGTCTCTGGGACGGTCGCGCTGAATGGCGCTTCAACATCAATCCCGATTACAAGTCCAACCGTGAAGCCGACCCTAAGAAAGCTGCGGCTAAGGAAGCGTATGTGACTCAACGTCCGTATATTTCTCGCGCCCTGCATCATCTTGGTGTGCGGCAGATGACGGTCGCTACACACGAAGCTGATGACATGGCGGGGCTGCTGGTATCGCAACTTACGCAGAAGCCTGACAACGAGATCGTTATGATTTCTGGCGACAAAGACTGGATACAACTGGTTCGCCCAAATGTTATCTGGCGCGATTTGCGCGACGACAGTCGCATCGTCACCATCGACAACTTGATGGACAAGACTGGCTACGCGACACCGTATGGCTTTCTTGAGGGTAAATGCCTTCAGGGCGACTCGTCCGACTGCATTTCTGGCATCGGTGGTATCGGTGAAAAGGGAGCGCCAGAGTTCATCGCTGAGTTCGGGTCGGTTCGCAAGTTCTGGCAGCGCTGTGACAGCGGTGAATTCAAGCCCAAGAAGAAAGCGCACTTGCGTCTGTGTAGCGCGGAAGGGCGAATGATCTTTGGCCGCAATTTTCGGATGATGCAATTGCTGAAAGTCGCTCCGCCCGCCAAGAGCGCGGTAAGTATCGACAGCGGCGAATTCAACAACGAGAAGTTCGGCGAATTGTGTGAGGAGTTGGCGTTTGTCTCGATTCTTAGAAATCAAGAAAACTTCACCAACGCTTTTAAGGAACAGTGAGCGAAGCGGTTACATTTAATAAATTCAAGGAGATATAATTATGAGTTCATCAGCACTGGCGAAAGCTCTGCTCGACGCAATTGGTCCGAACGACGAAGGACAAGAAGTCAAACACTGGCTTGATACCGGCTACCCGTTGTTGAATAAGATCATCAGTGGCGACTACGACAAGGGCATTCCGTGTGGTCGTATTATTGAAATGTTTGGTCCGCCATCTTCGGGCAAAACGTTGATCGCTACGCAGCTTATGATCGCCACGCAAAAGGCCGGCGGCTTTGCTGGCTTCTGCGATCACGAATACACCTATCAGATGCCGTTCGCTAAGAAGCTCGGTCTGAGCGACGGTGGCTCGAACTGGATTTATCGTCGACCGAGAACGTGGGAGGAGTCAAACACTATCGCGCTCAAAGCGGGTCAGATCATTCGCAAGAACAAGCTGGTGCCTGACGATGCTCCGATTCTGTGGGTTTTCGATTCTGTCGCTGCAATGATTCCCAAGTCAATGTTGATGGACAAAGATGGCAGGGATCGCGGCATTGACGAGTTGAATATGAACGACACGACGGCCCTCTCGCGGGTCAGCTCCAGTACGTTGAAGGTTATCAATCAGATGACTGCCGAGCTGAATATGACGGCTTTGTATTTGAACCAAATTCGCACCAAGGTAGGTGTCGTTTACGGTGATCCGACTACGACGCCAGGTGGCGCCGCATTCGAGTTTTACGCTTCGGTGCGTCTTGCGCTCAGCAAGAAGCTGGTCAAGGACAAGGCTTCTGGCGATGTGGTCGGTCAAGTTACTGGCATCATGACCAAGAAAAACAAAGTAATTCGTCCATTTCAGGAAGTTGATCTGCGTTTGACTTTCGACGATGACGGCATGGCCCACTTCGACTTTACTAGCGGCATGTTGGACTTCTTGATTGAAAACAAGAAACTGGAAATGTCAGGTGCGTATATAAACTGGATTGACGGCAAGAAGTATTACAAGAAAGCGTTGGCTGAAAAAATTGAAGCTGAAGGTTTGCAGGAAGAACTCAAGACCTTGGTTCGGGCGGTCTAATCTGTTATTCGGGTGATGCAAATTGGAACTCTCTATAATTAACCTGTCTTCAACAGTGTAGGGAGTTTCGTCATGAGTATCAGAGTCATTGGCTTTATTGCGCCCATTATCGGCACCGAGGATGAATTCAACACGTTTCGTTTGGGGAGTTTTTACGCCAAGCGTCTTTCTCCTGGGGATGAAGTGTTTCTTCTGGATGAGAAAGAGAAAATGGTCTTTGGTTGTGCAAGAGTGCAAAGCATCTACACCGGCGGTCTTGATGAAATGTGCGCTATTCACGCGCACAAGAACCACACTGAGCTTGCAAATGATCCGAGCACGGCGCCAGAGAGGCTGAATGAGACGATTCGTAAGATTTACGGCCCTCACATCGCCACTATGCACAGAAAAACAACTGTGATTTATCTCAAGAGAATTGAATAAGTTTTGGGATAAACGACACACTGGATTCGACAAATACGGAGGTAGAGACGTTTAGTGATTACTCGCGTCAAGCACACGATCAACGGCAAGGTCTGCGGCATGTTCTATCGCTTTAAGGATGGGCGCTATCTGTATCTGGCATGGGTGTCGGGCGATAAGCCGCGTTCTCTGCATGTCAAGAAGAATGCTTGGTGTATTGATTTGTCCATCGTGCGTGAAGTCGAACGTCGCGGCTGTACTGCGATAGGCGTCGCGCACAAGACCAGCAAAGGCGTGATCTATTACATTACGAACATTGCCGACATGCTGAATTCACCATCGGAATTCTACTCTGGTGGGAAGCAGCCACAGCGCTTGCTGCATCGCGATTTGTTCCTTGTGAACACTTCCAAGAGTGCAGGCAACATCGCTAAGGCTATCAAAATACGTTAGTTACTCCTGACGTATTCTTATATAATGGTTTCAATTACAGAAAGGGTTGAACAATGCTTTACTCGAAAGACAGGACAATAAACGATGTGGTTCGTGAATTACTGCGAGGCGATTGGGCGTTGAAGTCCAGAAACAAGCACATTCGCATTGAGAACAGAGTCACGCATGACGTAATCACTGTGCCATTCTCTCCGAGCTGCCCTCGTACAGTGCAGAACTGGCTGCATCAGGTCAAGAAGTCGTGCGGCGTTCAGGCAGCAAAGCAATGCTGATGACGGCCGCTCTTACATGCCTGGCGATGAACATTTACGCGGAAGCTCGCGGAGAATCGTTTATTGGGCAACATGCGGTCGCGCAAGTAACTATGAACCGTGCCAAACGCGATTCAATGAATGTGTGCAAGGTTGTAACGGCCAGCGGGCAGTTCTCGTGGACAACGAAGGTGGTTCGCAAGATCAATGGCAAGTACGTGCTGCTGAAAAAGGCAGAGCCGAAAGATAAGAAAGCGTGGGCGCTGGCGCAGAGCATTGCGTTCGTAACCATGAAGGGTTGGACGCCCGACATAATTGGTGGCGCAACCTTCTACCATACGAAGGCGGTAAATCCGTACTGGAGCAGAAGCAAGAGTTTGAAGTTGGTGACTGTAATCGGACAGCACTGTTTTTATCGTTTTGCATAATAAGTCATTTGCGACTTGGAGAAGAGCGATGAAGATTCATGTATGCACACGTTGCGGCAGCGGAAACGTCTTGCAGGATGTCTTTGTTCACTATAACGACAGAAAGAATGTCCAGGCATTCGATGATATTTACTGCGAAAACTGCGAATCGTTCTGTGAGACGAATGAAGTTGAAGTGCCTGACGACTTCGATGTGTATTCCGACATTTATTATGATTTATTATGAAAAGAAAGTATAAACATGTATAAACGTGAAGAAAATTTGGAGGAGTTGAACATGAACATGAAGCCTTATGGTTTGATAAGCGACACACATCATCATTTATGGTCAGCATTCGCCGGTGTAAACGATAACGGCGTGAATTCCAGACTGCAATTGCTTCTGAACGAAACAGTTCGTTGCGCTCATGAGGTTCGCAAGGCTGGCGGCGACACCATCATTCACGCCGGTGATCTGTTTCATGTAAGAGGTAGTATTGCGCCGTCCGTCCTGAACCCAACGCTCGACTGTTATGACAGTCTGATTAACGACGGTTTCAAAATCGTGATTAACGCTGGCAATCACGATCTGGAGGGTAAGACTTCCGCGCGACTCAATAGCGCCATCACCGCGCTTGAGGGCATCGGCTGCGTTGCTGTTAATACGCAGGAGATTGGTTCGCGCGTAGTAGATCGAGTGATTCTAATCCCCTGGATCGCCAATGTAAAAGATTTGCAAGAAGTTATCGTATTCGCTCGCGACGTCTGTCGTGACCCGTCTGAGGTCGATTTGATTCTACATGCGCCAATTGATGGTGTAATTCCTGGTCTGCCCAATCACGGCTTGACACCAGATTGGCTCGGCATGCTTGGTTTTCGCTCTGTCTATTCTGGTCACTATCATCACCACAAAGAATTCGACCATCATGTTTATTCAATTGGTGCGCTTAGTCACCATACCTGGAGCGATGTCGGCACTAAGGCTGGATTTCTGGTTGTTGGCAAAACAGGCCCGAAGTGGTTTAAGAGTCACGCGCCAGAGTTTGTCGAGATTACCGCCGACACCGATCCTGACGACATTCCGATGATTGTGGACGGCAACTACTGCCGTGCGGTGATTAACTCATCAAAACAGAAAGAAGTTGAGGAGCTTCGGCAGTATTTAATTGGGCTTGGCGCAAAGGGCGTGGTCATTCTGTCGCAGAAGGAGGCGACAGTGACGAAGCGTGACGGTGCTACGATAAAGGCTGGCGCGTCACTTGAAGTAAGCGTGGCCGATTTCATCAAGGGTCAGAGTTACGCCAATCCTGAAAAGCTGGCTGTACTGTGTCAGGAGATTCTGAGTGAAACAAGGAGTGCGACATGAATATCGAAAAACTGTCCGGTCAGAACTTTCTGGCACTCGGCAACATCAGCATGGAATTGGACAACCGTGGATTGCTTCTGATTCAGGGCGAGAATGGCGATGATCCATCCGCTGACTCAAACGGCTCGGGCAAGTCGTCCATTCCTGACCTATTGTGCTGGACGCTCTATGGGGTTACGGCGCGAGGAGTGTCTGGCGACGCGGTGGTCAACAAAACGGCCAAGAAGGACTGCTTCGGCTCTGTGATTTTACGCGATCAGCCTGGAGACGATTTTGTCTACACGATTCAGCGTTTCCGCAAACACTCGACGGGCAAGAATCAATTGCTGGTGACGAAGGTGACTGGTGCCGCATCTGTAGACCTGTCGAAAGGCACCGACAAGGAGACGCAAGAGGTCGTCAATCAAATCATGGGTTGTAGCCTCGACGTGTTCATGGCGGCTGTCTACGCGGGTCAGGAGCGTATGCCAGATTTGCCGGGTATGACCGACAAGATGCTCAAGACGCTGATTGAGGAGGCTGCTGGCGTTGAAGTGTTGACCGAAGCCTACGCGAATGCTCGTAACCGTTATGGCACAGCGAAATCCTATGTCGACAACCTGCTTTCAACAAGAGTCAGCGCGACTGCCAACGTCAGCTACCTCAACGGCGAAGTGGCGCGTCTCGAAGGGGTGATGAAGGATTTTGAGGATGGTCGTCGCGACCGCGCAAAATTCGAGCTGACGAAGATTTTGCCACTCAACAAAGAAATTGCCACCGCAGAAAAGGCGCTCAAGACTTGGAATGAAACAGATGTTCGTGAACAGCTCGCCATCTGCGAGGTCAAGATTGACAGTCACAAAGCAGAACAAGCCGAGCTGAATCGCCTGACCGCCGAGTATCGCAAGGCTGAACTTGCGCAAAGCAAGGCCCGTCGCGATGCGGAAGAGGTGAAGCGTATCGTGGATCAGCGCGAAAAGGCGCTTGCCGACATCGACAATCGTGTTGGCAAACCTTGCGGTGAATGTGGCAAGCTATATCGCGCCGAAGACCTCGCGACTGCCAGAACAACACAAGAAGAACAGATTGCAAAGGCCAAAGCGTCCCTGCGCCCTCTTCTGGTTGAACTCAAGAAGGCTATCGAGAGCGAAAAGATCGCTGCTGACGCTGCCGCGTCATTCAAAGGTAGCATGACCGACATTACCGCTGTGGCGCAGCGACAGCGCGAATTGAGCAACCTGTCAAACGCAATAGACGCTACTAAACGAAGCATTGAAGCGAAGCGGAAAGAGGTCGCTTCTGTCAAGAATGCGGCAAACCTGAAATTGACTGAAACGAACCCCTGGACGATGGCGGTCGAAACAAAGCGAGAAGAGGTCAAACGTGCCGATTTGGCGCTTGCAGAAGTTACAGCAAAGATAGAAGAAGGCAGCGCAATGCTGGAGCTTCTGGCAGACGCGGTAAAGGTCTTTGGCCCAGCCGGTGTTCGGGCGCACGTTCTCGACACTGTGACGCCATACCTCAACGACCGGACGCGGGACTACTTGGGCGCACTGGCAGATGGTAACATTCATGCGACGTGGGCCACACTTACAAAGACGGCCAAAGGTGAGTTGAAGGAGAAATTCAACATCGAAGTGGTCAACGACAAGGGAGCCGAGAATTTTGCTGGTCTATCTGGAGGTGAGAAGCGCAAGGTGCGCCTGGCGACAGCGATGGCCCTGCAAGACATGGTAGCTTCAAGAGCCACGAAGCCAATAAACATCTTCATCGCGGACGAAGTTGACCATGCGCTTGACGAAAGTGGCCTTGAGCGCCTGATGGGCGTGTTGGAACGCAAGGCGCGTGAACGTGGCACGGTGCTGGTAATCAGTCACAACTCGCTCAGTGATTGGATTTCGGAGGTAATTACTGTTACAAAAACAGCCGGCATTGCAACGGTAAGTGGAGCAACCGAACGTGGTTTCTAAACATGGGCCGACATTTGGCGATATGATGCAGCCTGGCTTTCATTCGAGCGACTCAAGCACCTGGGCATCGACGAAAGAATATGTCAAAAAATATGTCAAAAAATATGCCGAAATAGAAGAGTTGCAGAAGAAATATAATCACAGCATGGTAAAGGAAAGAAACGTGGAAACAGATGAAGAAGTAACAATGAATGGCTTTGCAGATATTATGACGAGCTTTCTGGAATCTGAACAATCCAGGCGCTTCATGCTTGCCGAGCCTCTGACGCTGACGGTCAAGAAGAAAGATGGCAGTTACTCGAAGCGACCGCACGTAGGTGGTGAAGAATTCAAGGTGGTGCGCTGTTACGTCAGCAAACGCTCGCGCTTGATCTATGTTTTCAAGCCTGTCGACGTGGCTGATTACGTTGAAATGGAAATGCCTGAATCGCAAGCGAAAGCGTCATTGAATGATTTTGCCGCGTTTATCGGCACAGGTGGTTCAGAGCTTGATCGCCTAAAGCGCGATGTGATGCAGAAAGCGTCTTTGGATGCCGAACGTGAAAAGATGGCAGACCGTCATGATGTTTATGCCGACCTCGGCTTCGGCAGTTGGTAGAAACGACAAGGAATTGGTATGAAAATAAAAATTGTAGGCGTAGACCCCTCTCTCAGAAATTTTGGCATCGTTAAGGCAGAGTTAGACCTGGATACGATGAAATTCAAGGTGTATGACATGCGCCTTGTCACGTCTGAAGACAACGCGAAAGCGACCAAAACCGTTCGCAAGAACTCTGATGATCTTCGTCGCGCAAGGCTGCTGCACGAGGGTTTTGTCGACGCTTGCAAGGATGTGTCGTTCGCCTTCGTCGAAGTGCCTGTAGGTTCGCAATCTGCTCGCGCAATGGCTTCTTACGGCATCTGTATCGGCGTTCTTGCGGCGTGTCCAATCGCAATGATCCAGGTTTCACCAGCCGAAGTGAAAATGGCAGGCACTGGCGAGAAGACCGCGACGAAGGGCGAAATGATCGAAGCTGCCGTTGCCGCGCACCCTTACGCACCGTGGATGACGCGCAAGTCGAAGGGCAAGATCGAACTGCTTAACGCCAATGAACACCTCGCCGATTCTATTTGGGCAATTGAGGCAGGCATCGTCACAGATCAGTTCAAAGGCGCCGTGGCAATGCTTCACACTCTAAAGGTTGCCTGATAAGGTAAGTCAGAAGTGACTATACTTACAGAGTAAGCTGATAAACGATTGAGAGGAAGAGAAATGTCTCAAAGAGACGAATACGGAAGTTATAAGGTGGCCCACCGCTGGATAAGGGCATGGCGTCATCCTTATCCGGCATTCTCACTGAATTGAATACCGAGAATATGTGGATGGAAAGAAGCGAGTTTATACGAGCGCCGCGGTGTACATAGCCGATCATCCAGAATTGGAGTTTGCGCACGATGTTTTCCTGAGAGTTCAGGGCGAGTTGGAAGCGGGTATCTCGCAGCCATAAACGGAGGCTGAGGCGTACTTGCCGCAACTTATCGAGCGGGTGCGGAATGAAGCGAATATCAGACTGAGCGCAACAAAATTGGGTAAAGCGGAACGATTCGCGTTTACATTAGATTATTTGTTTTTTTGGAGATAAAAATGGACGATAAAACTATAGCATTAATTGGAAAAATAGCCGAGAAACTTGGAACAACGTCAGAGCATTTGTGGGGTGTTTTGCTACGCCAAGCGCCCATAAGCGGTGCTGTTGAGTTGTCTACGGCTGTTGTTATGGCATTTGCGGCTGTTGGTTTAGTGCGGTTTGTTAAAGGTAAGACAACGAAACCAGCTAAGACTGAAGACAAGCGATGCTCATATGCCGAATGGAAAGACGAAGTTGCGATCTTTGCATGGCTTGCAACGGCTGTTTATTTAATTATTACTGGCGTGGTGGTGTTTGGATCAGTACAGGAAATTGTGGCGGCGTTTTTCAACCCTGAATACTGGGCTCTGTCTTACATTTTGGGAAAGGTATAACAGGGTGAGTTGATAGTGTTTTTTGATGCAAAAAGACATGAGTGAGAGGGTGATTGTAATTGGGCACCACGGCCACGCACAGGCAAAGCGGACGAGTGATGCGGGTGGCACCGCAAGATCACTGGCAGTCAGCAGCGCACGCGCAGTCCATGCTGCAGGAACGGAAGCCAACCGGAAGGCCGAGCAAAAGCCGGCAATCGCTCTCTCACTCATGTCTTTTTACATAGGGATGCGCAAATGAAGCTCGAAGGTAAACCAGAGTTTGCTGGAACGCCGAAGTGGTACATCGGATCGGATGGCATTAAGCGTTGGCTGAGTAATGATCAACCATGCGACAAAGCAAGCGAACGAGCTATGTGGAAATGCACCCAATGCGGAAGAATTGGGCTGGTTGGTCGGTGCTGCGGGTTTGATACCCGCGAGCCGATTGAGATTGATCTGCCTAACGTGTCGTGTCTGGACGACTCAGTAAAGTCAGATACCGAAGGAGAAGTGGAATGAATGAGCAATGGAACTGGTTGATCGGACGCAGGCTTAGTCTCGGCGAGGTGATTGATGTTTTTGGCGAGTCTGCAACCGTGCGGCGTGGCGATGATGAGACACGTATCCTGCTGTGCGAACTGCTAGAAGATGACTACAAGGAGCACGACAGAATCGACCGAGGTCTGAACGATGCATTGGACACCGGCGAAGGAATATACCGTTCATGAGTGATGATCAACTAATAGCGGAAGTGGCTAAGCTCTGGGTGGATAATGGAGGGGATGCTGAAGGATTGACCTGGTGTTATGATAAATTGCGAGATGCCATAATTTCCGAAACAGAAAAACGACAAACCCACGCAGGAGAATGAAATGGACATACAACGACTGCGTAACCTGACAACGGGATGGATACACACCAGGTTCGAACACGTTTATGAGGATATTGTAATAATAGTTGGCGAGCGCAATGCCTTGTTGCATCAACTGTCGAATGTCGTCCGAGCAATTCAGCCATACTTGCGCGAAAAGATTACGGACGCGAGATTTTGGGACGGGAAAAACGATCCAACGCACGCCGGAGATATAGACGTTCCGACGATGAACAGTGTGGAACAAGAAGCGATGTGGAAAAGATACGCAGAAGAACAGGAGACAATGCGGAAGAGATATGCAGGAGAATAAAAGTGATTAAGGGACTAATTTGCGCGCTGTTTGGACATCGCTACGTAGTGCAACAGGTTTTCAGCCCGACAAGCCGGAAGGTTGGTTGTGCGCGATGTGGCAAAGAGTGGGGAATGAATGACAGTGTGTGTGCGTTCGTTCCGTGGGACGGTGAGCTGGAGCAGTTGCACCGTGACATCGGACAATGGCCTGATGCGAAGATTTGACGTTCTCCCCGCTCTAAAGGACGGGATTGAAGTAAATGACGGAAACGGGGAATAGAAAATGCGTGGACGAATAAAAGTAGGTGCGTTAATTACTCAGGATTTTGCAACAGGTCGATGGCCGGCGGCAAGGATCGGTACGGATACTGACCCGGATATAGAATTCGAATGCGAATGGAAAGGATCGTTTTGGGAATGCATCGCGGATGGCTATGGGATGTTGCGTAGCTGTGGTGATGCTGGAGAGTACGGCAACGGAAGCATTTTTGTACATGATGTAGATGGCGTGATTGCGTCTTCTGCGGAATAGACATCAACAAAGGAGAATAAGATGGAATGGAGAAAAGATAAAGCGCCGCATTCAATCGGTGAAGTATTGTTTCTTGGACCTTGGAATGTTGGAGGTGTTCATTATGACAGTCTCTCGTCTAAGGACGATGTAATTAAATATACCGCTACGTGTAAACTTCCTGGAATCAAATGGCCTGGAAAATTTCAGACAGCAAAGGAAGCCAAAGCAGCAGTTGAGTATTCAGTCAAGCATTGGCTTAGTCAGTTGCCAATAGAACATTAGTCGATGTCAGTTAAACGCAAAATAGCTAACTATCAGGAGTCAAGAACCATGAAATTTAGAAAGAAGCCGGTTGTAATTGAAGCAGAATGCTACGACGGCACTAATGAAAGTGCTGAGCGAATTATGAGCATGGGAGGTACGCGAGAAATTAGATACCGTCCTGAAGGGCTTTACATCGTAACCTTGGAAGGGACGATGAAAGCAAACATCGGGGATTGGATAATTCGGGGTGTCAAAGGAGAGTTGTATCCCTGTAAGCCGGATATTTTCGATGCGACGTATGAGCCTGTACGCTGAAATTCAGAATCAAATTGTCACAGTAGTAACGAGTTAGCCTCCTGCTCACTCAGGAGGCATAATAGAAAGGAGATTACTATGAACTTTGGTGAAGCTATTGAAGCACTTAAATCCGGCAAGAAAATGGCCCGCACTGGCTGGAACGGAAAAGGCATGTGGATTATTCTTGTTCCAGGAGCGTCGGATGCGAAACTAAACGAAAACACGCCGTACCACAATGCCCTGCAAACAGATCATTGTGAAATTCTGCCTCATATTGATATGTGGACAACCAATGCACAAGGGCGCAGAGCAATGCTACCAGGCTGGCTTGCCAGTTCGTCGGATATGCTTTCCGACGACTGGGTTGTCGTTTCGTGAGACGACGAACCCGTTGGTTGTCAGGTTAGGATGTTTTATGCGCGACACGAAGAAAGACGCACCAGACTTTACAAATGATGATGGCGTTCAGTGGTGGCGTGAGCCAACGCTGACACGCTACGCTCTCTCGAAGGGTCTTGCAGACATGAAGGTGTGGACAGTACACAGACCGGATGGGCACAGAACTCGTCTTCTTACGGAAGGGCGAAACGTACTGGCTGAAGACCAAACACTCGAAGGATTAGGGATTAAAATTGATCTGTTGGCATTTCTGCGACAGACGGCAGGCTGAATATTGAAGTCACACAATGAGAGGGTTGAACTATGGCAAAAGAAGATGTTAATAGCAAGGATACGAAAAACACACCAATGAACCGAAGCGTTTGCGCCGCGAGGGTGGCCAAGCAGGACGAGTTCTATACGCGGTACGTCGACATCCAGAAAGAAGTCGAAGCCTATCTTGAGTTTGACTCAAATACCTTCCGAGATAAGGTCGTCTATTGCAACTGCGATGATCCATTCAAGAGCAATTTCTTCAAATACTTCGCCATCAACTTCAACAGGCTTGGTCTCAAAAAGCTGATCTCTACAGGTTTACCCATCGCCGGTCACGAAACATCCCAGAAGCTCACGGCGCTTGCTGTCATTCTCGATCAGGTGAAAGACGAAAACGGCGATGGCGCCGTGGACGTCACCGATGTCGAGCTTTTCCTCAAGCGCAACCAGACGGCGCAGATTGCGCTGAAAGGCAGCGCCGACTATCCCGGCGGCGATTTCCGCAGCCCGGAGTGCGTCGACTTCCTGAAACAGGCCGATATCGTCGTCACCAACCCGCCCTTCTCGCTGTTTCGCGAATATGTCGCCCAGATCGTGGCGCACGGGAAGAAGTTTCTCATCATCGGCAACAAGAATGCGATCACCTACAAGGGGGTATTCCCTCTTATCAAGGAGAACAAGATTTGGGTGGGGGCAACGGCATTTTCGAACGACATGTGGTTCGTTGCTGACTATATTGGAAAGTATAAAAAAGTAGTCGATGGAGTGAAGCTCATCAGTGTGCCGGCAATCTGGTTCGCCAACATCGACCACGGACGCCTTCATCAGGAACTGCCGCTCATGACTATGACGGACAACCTGAAGTTCAGCAAGCACAAGAAAATTCGCAGCAAGACGACCTATGACCGCTACGACAACTACGACGCCATCGAGGTGCCTTTCACCGATGCTATCCCTAGCGACTACGACGGCGTGATGGGCGTTCCCATTACCTTCCTCGACAAGTACAACCCGGAGCAGTTTGAGATATTAGGTGGCACCGAAAGTGAAGGTAAGGGCCGTTCAAATGGTCTGTGGTGTGGAGGGGCTACGCAAGCGTTAGTCAATGGCAGGAAAATCTATAAGCGCCTTTTCATTCGTCACCGCCGTCCGACCACAAAAGGGAAGTAGACATGAAGAAGTTTAGGACTGGTAAGTCACGACTGGATGATGTAGACTTCCATTCCCGTTTTTCAGCCACAACATAAGGACAAAATTAGATGGATGTAATTAAACGTGACGGCTCAACGGAGCCGCTCTCAATCGAGAAGATTCACAACGTAGTAGGATGGGCCTGCTCTGGTCTGGATGTTTCGCAGTCC